GAAATATTTCGTTATATTTATATATAACAAATTTCATATTAATTTTTAAACCCTTTAAAGGAGAAAACACATGGCAGAGAGAATAGTCAGTCCAGGTGTATTTGCTAGAGAAAGAGATTTATCTTTTTTACCTCAAGGAGTATCTGAAATAGGTGCAGCTATAGTTGGTCCAACTAAAAAAGGCCCAGCTTTTGTACCTACGTTAATCAGAAACTTCGAGGAATTTGAACAGATTTTCGGTTCTTATGATAGCGATTATTACACACCCTTTACAGTTAAGAACTATTTAGATAGTGCAGGAACTGTAACAATAGTAAAAGTAGGATATCTTGGTGGATACAAAGTATCAGGATTTAATTTAGTAGTTAGTGGTGGAAACGCTACTGCTGCTGCAGCATCATTTCCTAACACGGTAGTTGCTCAATTTTTACCAGCTGAACCAAATAATAGTGGTGAAGGGTTGATTAGTGGTTCTTTGCATATTCCTAACGGTGGAGTGGGACAACCTTCAGCAAGTTCTTTTAATCTTACCTTAAATGGAGCTAATGCTACAGCAAGTCTAACTGCTCAAACACTTTTTGAAACAGCTAATAGTGCTGGAACCTTAAATGGGCCCGCAGGCTTTTTAGGTATTTCAGCACCTAAAGAAGCTAATGCACAAAAGATAGGTAGTACAGCTGCGTCAGCTTACATGTACAAGTTTTTTAGGACTGGTATTAGTTCTTCTATAGCTGCTGGGTATATTGATTCGAATAGTTCATTATCAATAGAAAATATTGCTGATAATGGTATAGATTATGAAACAGGAACAGAAATAATTGATACATCCGATGGTAATTACATTTTGACTACTGTTGGAAGTAAAGATGCTATGTCTGCAAGAACACCTTTTATACTAGACCAAGACGATAAAGAGTTGTTCAAAGTTTATACGAGAGGTGCTGGAACAGATACAAACAATCATTACATTGTAATTCGTGATGTAAAAAGACCACAAAATGGTAATAAAAGTGCAGATTTTTCTGAATTTACTTTAGTTTTGTATAATGCGGGTGGAAATGTAATAGAGAGTTTTGCTAATCTAAATATGGATCCTGATTCATCTAACTATATTGTTAAAGTAATCGGTGATGTGTTTCAGACTGTAAGTAATGATGGTGAAGTTACTACATATGGTGATTATCCTAATCTTTCAAAGTACATTAGAATTGGTGATTACAGAGAGGATGATTTAAGAAGTAAACCTAGTAGTCAACCTATGGGATTTGCAAAACTAAGAAATCCTATTAAAGCTACTGCTAGTGTACCAACCGCTTCTTTCAATCGTGCTCAAGTAAACGCAAGGCAATTTGGTGCTGATACATATAAAGAAGAGATACCTTACGGATTCAAAATTGGTCCTTCATTCTTACCTGAAGAGGTAGCTGATAGTTTATCTTATCTATCACCTATTGAAAAAGGTAATGGTGTAGGTCTAAATAAAGTATTCAGACTAACTGATATGAAGGGATTTGGAGATACTACAAGTGAAGAGTTTGGAAAGTATACCAACTTTTCTATCTCTACAATACAACTGTCAATATCTTCATCACAACAACAATTGAAGTTTGCCGTACCAATGCAGTATGGTTTTGATGGTATTAACCCATCAGCTCCAATTAATACAGGAACATCTATTAGTTCTGCTAATGTAATGGGATTTGATTGTAGTACAAACACATCAAGTGGTTCTGTAGCTTACAAAAGAGCTATAAACACTGTTAGTAATCCTGACGAGTATGATATAAATATGTTGGCAACGCCTGGTATTATTCATAAACATCACAGTATTGTTACTAACCATGCTATAGATAAAATAGAAGCTCGTGCTGATGCTTTTTATGTGATGGATAGTAGTGATGCAGACGATAATGTTTCTACTGCCGTTAGTAATATTAGTAATTTAGATACAAACTATGTTGCTACTTACTATCCTTGGGTAGTAATGGATGATCCTTCTAAGAGTTCTGGTACTGTACTTGTACCACCATCAGTAGTAATACCTGGTGTGATTGCTTTTACAGACAGTGTGGCTCACGAATGGTTTGCTCCTGCTGGATTAAATAGAGGTGGTTTATCTAATGTTAGAAGAACAAAGAAGAAATTAACTCATACCGATAGAGACCAACTTTATGAAGGTAGAGTTAATCCTATCGCATCTTTTCCAGGTCAAGGCGTAGTTGTTTTCGGACAGAAGACATTACAAGCTAAACCATCTGCTCTTGATAGAATCAACGTAAGAAGACTATTAATCAGATTGAAGAAGTTTATCGCTTCCTCAAGTAGATTCTTAGTATTCGAACAGAATGATAGTTCTACAAGAAGTAGATTCTTAAATATAGTTAATCCGTTCTTAGAATCAGTTCAATCCAATAGTGGTTTGAGTGCATTCAAAGTTGTTATGGATGATTCCAACAATACTCCTGATGTCGTTGATAGAAATCAGTTGGTTGGACAGATATTCATACAACCTACAAGAACCGCAGAGTTCATCGTATTGGACTTTTCAGTTCTACCAACGGGTGCTGCATTTCCTGAGTAAATAGGGGTGTAAAATAATGAGAAAGGGGAACATTATAGTTCCCCTTTTTTGTTTTATTGATATTTATATATGATGAAAAGAAACTGAACTGTCAGAATGAGTAGTTCATCAATGTTTTGACAAAAAAAGTTTAGTAATAATTAATAACAAACTAATTTGAGCAGAACTTAAATTAAATTAGGAGAAATATAATGGGAACACGAAGTGGTTTAAATAAAGCAGCTAGAGAAACCCTTACAGGTTTGAAAAGTCTGTCTGATAAAATAGTAACGGAAGATGGTGGTAACACATTTCTTCAGCCACCTGTATGTAGTTATAGCAATGCAATAGAAGTAAGTGCAGCTACTTTAACTATTGCTTACGCAACTCATATGGGTAGGCCAGTAATTCAAAAACAAGCATGTGTATTCACTTTACCAGCAGTAGCTGATGTAAAAGGTGATATTTGGATTATCAATGGTGCTGCAGATGGTACTTTAATGACAATATCACCAAATGCAAGTGATAAATTTGTTTGGGATGTTGCTGGTGCCGCTGGAACTGATGATAAAGATATTATCAATACAGCCGTAACTGCTAAGAAAGGTGATTATGTAAAACTTAGATATGGTTCAGCTGCTGGATGGGCTATCAAAGAAATGGGTGGAACTTGGGTAGATGAAGGTTAATAACTAACACTTATTACATAACAATACTAAAGGGGAGTTTAACGCTCCCCTTTTCTATTACATCAAAAAACTATGAAAAAACTATGAAATAATAAGGTAATATTCTGTATCGATTTTTCAGTTTGTTTATATTTATATATGAAAGAATTAAACACTTATTAGGAGAACTGAAATGGCAGATATAATCGATCCTTCAGAAATTATGTTTACACCCTTTGAACCGAAAGTTAAAAATCGGTTTATTATGTACATAGAAGGAATCCCTGCATACCTTATTAAAGCAGCTAACAGACCACAAATTACGTTTGAAGAGATTGCTCTTGACCACATTAACACCAAAAGATATGTTAAAGGAAAAGGAACTTGGGATACTTTAGAAGTAACTCTTTACGATCCAATTGTACCATCAGGTGCACAGGCAGTTATGGAATGGGTTCGTTTACATAAAGAATCTGTTACAGGTAGAGATGGATACTCAGACTTCTACAAAAAAGATATTACATTTAATGTTTTAGGGCCGGTTGGTGATAAAGTAGAGGAATGGACACTAAAGGGAGCTATGATTCAAGTAGCTAACTTTGGAGACATGAACTTCGAAACCAACGAACCTAATGATATTACACTAACACTAAGATACGATTACGCTATCTTACAATTCTAAGAGGATAATATGAGTTTTTTAAGAGAAATGCTTTCTAGTGATGCTAAAATCTCTAGTAAAAGATTTGTCGGTTTTGCAGCATTCTTTATGCTGATTTGCAGTTGGGGTGCTGATACCTTTTCTGCATTCGAGGTCAAGGACAAGATACTGGAATGTTTTATGTACATTTCAGTAGTTGGACTTGGTGTTACAGCGGCTGAGAAGTTCGGTAAAAAATAGTTATAGTTCAAAAATAAATCATAGGAGTCAAATATGGCTGAAGTCAAGTTCCCTACAGAAGTAGTGGATTTGCCGTCTAAGGGTTTACTATATCCGGAAGGTAGTCCCCTATCATCTGGAAAAATAGAAATTAAATACATGACGGCTAAAGAAGAAGATATTCTAACATCTGCTAACCTTATTAAACAAGGTGTGGTTGTAGAGAAATTATTAGAGTCACTTATCATAGATAAATCAATTAAGATAGATGATTTACTGATTGGTGATAAGAATAGTATTTTAATCGCATCAAGAATACTTGCGTATGGTAAAGAATATGATGTAGAGATAGATGGTAGGAAGATAGAGGTTGATTTGACCACATTAAAAGATATACCATTAGATGAGAGTATTGTTTCTAATGGTGTTAATGAATTTGAGTTTGAATTGCCTGCTACTAAAAGAAAACTAACTTTCAAACTACTTACATCAGGTGATGAGAAAGAAATAGATGGTGAGGTTAAAGGATACGAAAAGATACATGGTATTGGATACGAATTAACCACAAGATTAAAACGCCAGATTATTTCGGTAGATGGTGACACTAAAAGAGCTAGTATAAATTCATTCGTAGATAATGAGTTCTTATCAAGAGACTCAATTGCTTTTAGAACTCATGTAGTTAGTATTATGCCAGATGTAGATATGACTTCTTCATATACTGATGAGGAAGGTAACGAAAAGGAGTTCACGGTCCCTATGACCGTTACGTTTCTTTGGCCTAACATCGGAATATAAACCACAACTACACGAACAACTTTTTCAAATAAGTTTTAACTCACAAGGTATGTTCTCTTTTTCAGAGGTATATAACATGCCTATATATCTCCGTACATTCTATTTTAAGAGACTACAAAAACATTTTAAGGATGAAGCTGAAGAAATGAAGAAAGCTCAACAGAGTAACAAATCATCTATTCCATCTTATAAAAAATGATAAATGTGATATTTATTATTGAATAATTCCACACAAAAATAATCTTATGGAGAACAGTAATGGCTAAAAGAGAAGGTTTAATATATAACTTTTTTGAAAAATGGAAAGAAAGACGGCTTAGCAAAATGGCTAAACAGTTACTAAAAGATAATCCTAATTTAGAAAAAGATTTAAAAGTTTTAGATAAAACAATATCAAATATTGGTAAAGAAATAAGTAAAAGTGATGTAGAAAAGTACATTAAAAATCGTAAGGGTTAACAATGTCTCGTATTGCTGATATAAAAAAAGAAAATCAAGAGTTAGAAAAACAAGCTTCTATCAAAGAAGGAATATTTGAAGCGGATAATAGAAGAACGCGTGCTTTAAAAGAATCTCTTGAAATTCAAGATAAAATACTTAGAAATGAAAGAATAATAAAAAAACTTCGAAATTTAGACGATTTAGAAAAAAGAAAAAACTTAGAAAAAGAATTAAAAAAGTTTTCAGAAAATGGACTCACCGCATTAAAGAAAAGATTTAATCTTTCATCATTAGAAAAAAAAGTAAACGATGCATTATTGAGTGGGGATAAAGAAAGAGCTAAATCTGGCGCCGATATTTTATCTTTTGTAAACAAAGCAGGTACTGGACAGTTAAATCTAAAAGAAATTATCAAAGAAGCAAATGAAGATTATGGTGAATTTAGTGAGACAGCCGCAGATATAGCAAAAATATTTGCAGAATATCCTGAAATACTTGACGAAATAGGTAAAGAAAAAAAGTTTGCGGATATGATTGACCAAGTAAAAGATTCACTTGGTATGGTAGATTTAAAAAAGACATTTACATTTGCCGGAGCATTAGCTGCTGTAGTTTCTTTAGCAAAAGAAACTGCTCAAATAAGACAAGACTTAGGTTTAAGTGTTGGAGAGTCTGCTAATTTAGCTGCAAAAACATTACCTCTGTCAAAAGCTTTTAGTCTAATAGGTGGTGATGGTGAACAGATAGCCGCTTTCTCAAAGGCTATAGCTAGTGAGTTTGGTAGTATAAATGAATTATCATTTAAAACTCTAACAAACTTTGGTTTACTACAATTAAGAACAGGTATAACAGGAGACAATGCAGCTAAACTTGCTAAATCCATTCAGAGTATACAAGGTGGTAGTTTAGAAACAAGTTTAAATACAATTTCAACATTTGAAAATCTATCAAGAGCAGCCGGTGTCGCTCCAAAACTTGTATTGGATGATATTGCAGAAAGCACAGAATTATTTGCTAAGTTCGCTAAGGATGGTGGAGAAAATTTAGCTAAAGCGGCTATAGAAGCTAGAAAGTTAGGATTAAATCTAAGCGCTGTTGATAAGATATCTGAGAGTATATTAGACTTTGAAACCTCAATAGAAAAACAGATGGAAGCATCTGTCTTATTAGGAAGACAACTTAATTTAGATAAAGCTAGACAGTTAGCGTTAGAGGGTGATTTAGAAGGAGTGTTGGCTGAGGTTAAGAATCAAGTCGGTGGTGCAGAGGCTCTAAGTAGAATGAATGTAGTTCAACGAAAAGCATTAGCAGACGCAGTTGGATTGGAAGTATCAGAACTATCTAAGTTAGCTGCAGGACAAAGTGGTGTAAATAAAGCATCGCAAGAACAATTTGCGAGTCAGGTAAAAACATTTATGACTATAGCTGGTATAGCTACCATATTAGGTGGTATCATTGGTATGATTACCGGTGGTGCTGCTCTTAAAGCTATGGCTATAGGAGCTGGTAAAGGTTCATTAATAGGTGGTGGTATAGGTGTCGCTGGTGGTCTAACAGCTGCTACAGCACAAGGTTTGTTACCAAAAGCACAAACCGGTGGTGTGGTAAGAGAAACCGGTATGGCTGTAGTACACAAAGGTGAGACAATAGCTGGAACTCAGTTCGGTGGTAGAGAAAGTAATAAGTTACTAAAACAAATGATAGAACAAAACGCAACATTAATGAATAGACTAACAAACAGAGTTGGTGATTTAGCATTAAGTTCATAGGAGATAGGAAGTGGCTTTAAAAGATTTAGTATCAGATTTATCAAACTTCAATGGAAGGTCTCAGTACGATGGATTGGATGGTCAGATAGAGAATGGTGTAGACTATTTTCCTGATGATACTAGTGGTGCTAAAGGTTTTACTCCTAGTACAGATTTACTTACAAAATATAATAAGTTTATGAAGGATGTTAGACAGAGTAACACCTTACCAAATCAATATGATGAACAAGCTAACATATCTGCTCGTAATGCTGGTGTTAGAATAAATACTAATAAGCTAAGACTAGCTTATGGGACACAAGGTGAATATTCAGAAGCAGAGGGAGTTGGTATATCTAAAACAAGTCATATGCTTTCAATTGATAATCAGTTAGGGATTAAGGTACAACCAAAATTTACCTCTGATTTTATGACCACTCCGTTGGCTGATTATGTTAGTAACTATAATCCACCAGTTAGTGACTCACTAACTCTTACAGTGTCTAAACAAGATGGTTCAGGCAATTGGACTTTTGATGATACACAACAGATACCTAAAGCAATCACAACACCTTTTAACAATCAAGTAAAGTTTACTAGTAGATATGAAGGTGAGGATGTTGGGGCTGGCTCTTTAACATTAACACTTCCAAAGGAAGCTTTCAGAAAATCATCGGAAATGCTAGCAAATGTTGATACATTTAGAAGTATTTTCTCTGTAGATACAATAAAATCAATTTACAACGATAGTAGTGATATAGAAGATTTATTTAAGTTCAAAGATGGTTTTGGTAGAGATACATTTAAAAATGTTCCAGCTGGTATGAATGAAAATGGCAACTTCGGTACTACAGATTTTAGAACAATAGCTAACAAAGGTCCTTTTAAAGGGAATACCACCCATCCAATCATACTAAGAAAACCTGGTTCAAATTGGGACAATGTTCTAAATGAGAGTATCATCGGTGGAGCTGCTGGTGATGTGGTTGCTGGTGCTTTAGGTGTAGTTGGATTACTTACAAGAACATCAAGAGACTTAGCTGATAAAAGTAGAATATTTAGATTTATGATATCAAGTAAAGGTATATCCTTTGTTGCTAAACAATTTGCTTTTCAAGCTCTTAATCCTACCTTAGAAAGTAAGATATACAATCCTCTTTCTACTTTAGGGATAGCTGGTCTTAGTGATTTGTTAAGTGGTGATGTGGGTGGTTTATTAAGAGCTGCTAGTTCTTTCCTCTTCCCAACTCATGTTGAGAGACATTTACCAAATCCATTAATGGGTGGTGCTAGTAGGTATGAGGAAGCTTTAGAGTTAACTGGTGGCAGGTTAGAATTTCAATCTAAGGCTTTTGGTGGACTACCACCTCTAAATATACCGATACTTCCTGATGGATTAAAAACAGGAAATTCAGCAGTTGACAATTTTACTCAAGAAAAGCTTAGAGAAATAGCTGTAAAGGGTTACAACGCAGTTAGTAGTGCAACTTCGGGTATAAAATTTGTTGGTGTTAATCCAAATAAATATTTATTCCCCATTTCATCAGCTCCGAAATCTGTAGAGGGTGGAAGACCTGTCTTTATCGGTGGACCAGAATTAGCACCCGCTGATACATTAAAAGCAATAGAAAAGTATAAGCTGGGACAAACACAAGGTGGTGTTACTTTTAATAAACAGGTTACTATTATGGAGGAGGGTAGAACTCCAACGAGTAAAGTTAAAACACATATAGTTGATAATTATTCTATTTTAATGAACAAAGCTGAAGGTAGACAAGATGGTCATGAAAAATATTTTTCAAGAAGAAATAGAAAGGCATCGAAGATAAACAGAGACATTGGTTTGCAAAAGGATGGTAATGGTAGTGTAGACAAGATAAATATGATACCATATAAGAACGACTACGGAGATTTAAAAGATTTTATAAAGTTTAGATTTTATGATATAACAAACGATAGGTTCATAATATTTAGAGCCATATTAGAGGCTATAACAGATACAGTAACACCTAATTACTCAGAGGAAAACTATATCGGTAGGCCTGATAAGGTTTTTGTCTATCAGAATGTGGATAGATCTATTTCTTTTACTTTTAGTATTTACCCAAAGACTAAAAAAGAGTTTCCTGTATTGATGGAAAAATTAAACTATTTGGTTGGTCTTTGTTATCCTACATTCAGCCAGACGGAGAGAATGCAGGCACCATTTATGCAGTTAACTATGGGTGATATGTTCGCGGATACACCAGGAATACTTACAGGTTTAACGGTAACTGTTGAGGAAGCATCTACTTGGGAAATAGAAGATGGTTTGCAGTTTCCACATTTTATAAAAGCAGCTTGTGAGTTTAGACATATAGGAAGTCACATACCGGATGCTAGAGGAAAACACTACGACTTAGGTGCGGATAAGGGATTTAATAAGTTTGGGTTCGATACTCCATTCGGAGTAGATTCAAGACGAAATTCAGAAACAACTCAACAATAATAGGAATTTGTTATGAGATATAAAAATAATAAGATAAGAAAAGATATAAATAATATCAGATACTATAAACCAACTATAGTTCCTAATATACCAATAAGGGATACTGATATCTTCGTCTTTCCTCTATATGGTGATAGGTTTGATACTTTAGCTCAAAGGTACTATGAGGACTCCAATCTTTGGTGGATTATAGCTAAAGCTA